ATGGCAACTTTCAAACCAACTATATTTAAAAACCGAATGCGAAACGATAAAACATGGAGTGTACATATCCGGTTTACTCATAATAACAAAACAAGGTACATTCCTACTACAATGTATATCAGTAAAAAGGACATAACGGCTTCATTCAAGATAAAAAACGCAAATATACTCGATAGATGTAACGACATTATAAAAGAATATAGGAGCAGATTAAGTGAATTAAGCCTTGAATTTAACGACATAGACATAGATACTATTGTTTCCTATATCCGACAGAAGAAAGAAAACAACGGTATATCATTTACGGAATTTGCAGCGAAATGGATAGAGAAGTCAACCATTAAGGGCATAAAGAACTATAAAACGGCTATGAATGCTTTATGTTCTTTTGTAGGGCGTGATAATATCCTATGTGAGGAAATCAACGTTAAGACAATGAAAGCCTTTGAGAACGCATTAAAAGACCGTCCAAGGGCGCAATCTCTATACCCTAACTGCATCAAAACAATATTCAACGCTGCAAGGGATTATTATAATGATGAAGATAATGATATTATCCGTATTAAGCACTCGTTAGACAAGTATAAGCCAGTAGAGCAGAATATAGCTGAAAAACGAGCCTTAGACGTGGAAACCATAAGGAGGATATTTGCCCTACCCTATGACAATATCAGGGTAAAAGGAAAGTCAAGCCGCCACGATTTGGCATTAGATTGCTTCCGTCTTTCGTTCTGCTTAATGGGAATGAACTCCGCTGACCTCTACTATTCTGATAGATTGGAAGATAACACCATTATCTACGACCGCATGAAAACAAAGGATAGACGGAGAGATAAGGCTGAGATACAAGTAAGAATAACAGATTATATCAAGCCGTTAGTTGATAAATACAGGGGTAAAGAACGTGTATTTAACTTCTATGAGAGGTTTACCACTATGGAGAGTTTCAACCGTGCTATAAATCTTGGACTAAAGGAAATAGGGAAAGAACTTGGCATTGAACGTCTACAATTCTATGCTGCCAGGCATTCTATGGCAACTATTTCCGTAAATGACGTAAAAATAAGCAAGTATATAGTAAATGACATGCTTAACCACACTGACCAATCACTAAGAGTAACGGAATTATATATAAAAAGAGATTTTAACACTATCAATGAAGCGAATGTAAAACTTTTAGATTACGTTTTAAAAGCATAACAACACACTGAGCAACACACTGAGCAACACACTGAACACCTTTGTAATTATCTTTATGTTAGATTTTTACAAAGGTGAAAAATAAAAAGCAACACACTGAGCAACACACTGAGCAACACACTGAATTTACCAATTTATGTAAATATAAAATACTTTGGCGTGCAAAAAATCTCCTTAACGTTTTTTGTAATACAAAAATATTTGCTATATATTTGTAAGAAAACCACTAATGGAGCAAATAATAGAAACCATAAAAAGGATAGAGAAATCACGTACGGCACTCCGTCAAGCCATAGTAGATAATGAGCTGGCAACATCGCCAAAATTAAAAGACTTAAATCTTATTCCGAAGATTTACAAAGTGTTTGAGGAATTAAAGGGAAACGAAATAAAGGTAAACGACCGCAAAGAGTTTATCTTCGTTGTCATCTACCTTTACTCTCCTAATAAATTCTTTGGTGGTAAGATGCCGCAAGGACTTAGACGTGCCATAACCAAAGCTACCAAAGTAACCTGCGCAAGCGTTATTTCAGCGACATGCACAGAGTTAATGGTACTGTATACCACCTATGCGGATTTTCGCCAAAATGTTGACGAACTTATGAATAAGATTTTACTTTCTATGGACTTCTAATACTTTACCTATATGGTAGGCTATCACCCAGAATGCGTATTTATTTACTCTTATCCTTTCTGGGATAAAACGACAGCCGTCAATTTCAACGATTGCGGTATCACGTTCTTTCGCGTATCCTACAGCAAGATATAATTTCTTATACGGATATGGTTTGAATGGGAAGTGACCATTATTATAGTCATCTATCCAATACTTCGATACATTCGGGTCTGTATGCTCTAAATCTCTTACATACCCCTCTGTATCGTTAGTATCTTTAACGGGATTACCATTATCGTCCATTACTCGCAGTAGGTATTTATTAGCCGTAATACCCATTTTAATTTCTCTGAACTCTTCTTTTTTCGTACCATCTATTATTTGGTCGAAATATACCTGTTTAATAGGCAAATATAAAGTGTCGCTTGGGAGTTTCATAATTATTATGCTTGCTACATCAAATACGTTTATAAGTTTTCTTTTTACCCATACCTTATTCCCCTTTCTCAAACTTAATCGTTTTCCCACAATGAGGGCAAATAATGGTATTTGATGCGTCCTTTTCGTCTGCAAAGAACTCACTTACATTACAATTAATAGCATTTGCAATGCGCTCCAATGTGCCAACTGTTGGGTTACGGCTCATATTTTGGCTAAGTGTAACCCTTGAAATTCCCATTTTCTTTGCTACATCTTCTATTGTGTAGCCGCGCTCTTTTATTACCTTTTTTATATCCATATTACATGTTGATTATAAACTACACTGCAAAAGTATAAAGAAGAAATGAATAATGCAAATATTTAGGCGTTTTGTTTGACTAAAATCAACCTTTTGTTAATTTGTGTAATATTATAAACATAAGTACCCCTTATTTGTCAACGTTTATTAAAACCATACACTTTTTGCGCAAAACATTTGTTTTGTATGATTATAGCCATTACATTTGCATTGTGATTAAGAAACAAATATAAAACTATTAATATATAAGTTATGAAACTGATAACAAAAGCTGTTGAGAAAGAGTTAGCAAAGTACCCTTTGTATTCACAAGATGGCAAGGTCAAAGATGCCGTAGTAGTATGCAAGTTCTTCTTGCAGGGTTACACGTGGTATGTACTCGAAGCTGAGAAGGCAGATAATGATTATGAGTTCTTCGGCATCACTGTTGGGCAGTTCGCTGAGCTTGGCTATTTCACCCTTTCTCAGTTAGAAAGCGTAACAGGTCAATGGGGTCTGAGAGTTGAGAGAGATAGAGGATTTAAGCCAACAAAGGTAAAAGACTTAAACCTACCTTTAGAGTATTAAACAACAATCCGTCCATTGTAGGTTATACAGGGCGGATTTTTCTAAATATAATAATGTTAAATCGTATCTTTGTGATACATTAAAAAAGAGAAAAGTCGTATGAAAGTATTAAATCAAGTTGAAGAATGGCGACCTATCGCTGGCTACGAGGGCTTATACGAAATAAGCAATCTTGGTCGTGTGAAAACGTATTATACGAAAGGACAAAAGCTGAAGAACGATAAAGAACATGTTCTGACCCCTCATATAATGGGGGGATATTATAAAGTTGTCTTACATAAAGACAAAAAGCGTAAGATGGTTAATATTCATCGTTTGGTTGCAATGGCTTTTCTTGAAAATCCGAAGAATTATTCAGAGGTTAACCATAAGGATGAGAATAAGTTAAATAATCAAGTAAGCAATTTAGAATGGTGTTCACATCGCTATAATATTCTTTATAGTCGTAACATTGATAAGGCATACAACAAAGAAAAGAAGCCTGTTCGTGTTTATGATAAAAATGGTAACTTCATAGGTGAATATGAAAGTGGCAGAGAAGCTGCACGAAAGCTAAACTGCAATCAAGGTCATATAAGCCATTGTATTACTGGTGTTGCTAAATCTCATAATGGTTATATTTTTAAATTGAAATAATATGAAAGTACTTAATTTGATAATTCGCCAAAAGTATTTCGATGCTATCCTTGCAGGTCGTAAAGTGCAAGAATTTCGTGAAGTTCGTCCAACAACTATCAAGAAGCTATTGCAGCTTGATGAAGAGGGCTTTGAAATCGAAGATGCAGACGGCAACGCGCAGCCTATCAAGTATGATGCTATCCAATTCTATGTTGGATATAACAAAGACAGAGACAGCGCACTTGTTGAGGTCTTGGGTGCTCATTGCGAGATATTCGTAGATGAGAATAACGAGCCTATCACCTATGAGCACGGCAGGGACAAAGATGGCAATCCACTTGTATGGGTAGCCGAGCAAGTAGTGTTTGATTTGGGTAAGATACTTTCGCACAACATAAGAGACAAGTCGAAGAAAGTGTAATCTCAATAGGTATTAGATTATGGCAAGAAGAAATGCACAAACACTGAAAGGTCGTATCGCAGGTGCAACAGGTTCTTATCTGGGCAATAGTGGACGTCATCAGTTGGTAGCTGGTAATAAATTGGGCAGTCATAAGACTGTATATAGGCAGCTCCGTAAGGGCTTTGGAATGAGCGCAGGATAATGAACAAGTTGCAAGAATCACATAACGTAATATGCAGGGTGGCTGAAAAGCAGTCATCTTGCATTGTTATGTGTTCACTTGGTAAAGATTCGTTAGTTACTTTGGATTTGGTCTATCCACGCTTTGAAAGGGTTGTATGTGTGTTTATGTACTTTGTTAAGGACTTAGACCACATTAATGGTTGGATAAGGTGGGTAAAGAAGAAATATCCAAAGGTCGAGTTTATGGAAGTTCCTCATTGGAATTTAACTTATATTCTTCGTGGCGGTCTGTATTGCGTGCCTAACCCGAAAGTAAAGCTGATGAAACTCGCTGACGTGATTAAGGCGGTGATGTTAAAGACAGGTATTTACTATACGTTCTTAGGGATGAAGAAAGCGGACGGCATGAATAGAAATCTTATGCTCAAAGGTTATGAATCTAATGAGTATGAGAATAACGGCTTAGTTTATCCGCTTGCATCGTGGACACAGAAAGACGTTAAAGCATATATGCGTATGAAGCGTTTGCCACAACCAGTTTTATACGGTAACAAGGCAAGTAACGGATTAGGATTTAACATAGATTGCTTTACATGGCTTAATAAACACTATCCGCAGGACTTGCAGAAGATATACCAAGCGTTTCCAATGAGCGAGAGAATTTTATTTGAACAGAATTATAAACAGGGTAACAAATAATAATTATGGCAAGAAGAACATTAAATAGAACATTGGAGCAAGTCGCTCGTGTCACGAATGGCAGTCCAGTTAGAAGAGAGGGATTGATAAGGCAAGCTGCTGCAAATAGACTGACAAGAATGGGATACATTGGATATCATGGTAAGCGAGTCGATGCGAATGAAAATGCCTTATTATCAGCCTCAACGGCGGGGGCTTATAAAAAAGGGAGTTCATCTTACAAGCGGAATTTAGATATGGCAAAAGCAGAGTCCAAGTGGTTTAGTAGGAAAGCCAAAGGCAATGTAGCAGGATAACAATTAAACAGAGACAAGTCAGATGGATAACAAATACTTCACATCAGAGAGCGTGGAACTCCTGCGCTCTCAAATTAAACTTCACGAGAATAACCCTCGCACTATTCCCGAAGAGAATAGAAAGGCTCTCAAACGTGGTATAAAGAAGTTCGGCATGGTCGGAGGAATCGTGGTGAACAAGCGGACAGGATATACACTTGTAAGCGGACATCAACGGCTTTCGGTAATGGACGAACTTCAAAAGTACAACCCCGGCACAAAGGATAATGACTACCCTATCCGAGTGGACTTGATAGACGTTGAGGAGAAAGAAGAGAAAGAGCTGCTTATCTTACTCAACAACCCATCAGCGCAAGGAGAGTGGGATTACGACACACTCCGTGAGCTTATCCCCGATATTGACTACAAGGATGCAGGACTGGCCGAGCAAGACCTCGATATTATTGGTGTTGATTTCCACTTCCAGACAGAAGAAGAAAACACCATCGCTGATGAACTCGACACACTCATGGAACCCGTCAGAGAAGAAAGACAGGCAGAAGTAGCACAAAAGCAAGCTGAGAGAGCGGAAAAGGTTGCACACATGAAGCAAGTAAAAGAAGAAGTGAAACAAGCCGCTACAAAGGCAGCCGCAAACATGGACGCTTATCTTATGCTATCATTCGATAATTGGGAGGCAAAGGCGGAATTTTGTGAGAAGTTCGGCTTTAACCCCGATGAGAAGTTCCTCAAAGGTGAAGTATTTTCAGAAAAGATAGAAACACTTTTAACTGAATAATGGGTGAAGGGATATTGATATATGGTTTAAATGGTAGCAAGCGGAGATACACAAGAGACCTACAAGGATTTGCAGACAAAGTCCTCGCAAGTGGACAAGCAAGGAAATCCGTGTATGTCTTCGGTAGGACAAACAAAGCATATCTAAGGGACTTGTCTCAGAAAGGTATCGCAGTGAAGTCTGACCTTGCTGCCATTACTGACAAAACCATATTGAAATATCGTAATCACCCAAAGAAACAGAAAGGGGCAACGGTTAACATACATAGATTTAGAATGGTTGAATCAGCGGTAAAGAAACCGAGAAATGTCTATATAGACAGAAACAGAAACCGCCTAATCTATGTATCAAGCGTGAAATATTCTAAAGGCAAAGTATTGAAAGTTGTAATAGAACCTAATCAGAAGATAGGTAAACGATATTACAATCAAGTCGTATCTATTGGAGTTGTAGATAAAAACAAAATGAACGCACCACAATATACAAAAATAAAATAGGGGCAATTAAGCCCCTAAGTAGATTGGCGAAGGAGTTGAACCTTGCAATATGCAGCCTTTCGGGTGCTTCGCTACCGATGCGACCATCAATCTATTTGCAAATGTAAAGAGAATATTCGATAAAAGCAAATTATAATCGTTAAAAGATATGGCAAAACCAAAACACGACTACGATAGTGAAGATTTCTACAAGCGCATAGAAGCCCTTGCAATGAATGGATACACGGACGAGGAGATAGCAAATGAGCTTAATCTATGCAGAGAGGTATTCACTTGCATGAAAAACGGCAACTATGAGAATTGGACGGATGAAGAAAACAAAAGGCGTGGAGGTCGTATAACTAACGTCTTAGCACATGGACGGACAAGGATAGTAGCTTTACTTCGTGGTACATACATCAAAGGGGCGATTGGTGGGAAGAAGACAAAATCGAGGATAGTTAAGTTCGTGCAAGATAAGTGCGAATGTATGGGAGCAGATAAGAAATGCCCCTATTGTGGTGGCACAGGCTGGGTAACACTGACAGATAAAGCAGTGGTGCAAGAGTCCGAAATTGAGTTACCTCCTAATATGCAGGCTATCGCTACCCTACTCTATCACCATGACCCGACATGGCGCAAGATGGAGAAGAAACAAGACGATGAAGATGCTTTGTACTCCGAGAATGGTATCGACATTGACAAGTGGATGACCGATAACACAAATGAATAGAATAAATCCTCAGCAGATATATGCTCCGTTATACCATAACAAGGACAGGTTCATCATTCTTGTTACTGGTGGTAGAGGAAGTGGAAAGTCTTTCAATGTTTCCACTTTCATTGAGCGTCTGTTGTTTGAGGTAAAACATCCTACTCCTGCAAAGCGAATAGTCCACCAGATACTATATACTCGTTACACAATGGTGTCTGCTGGAATGTCTGTTATCCCTGAGTTCATGGAGAAAGTGGAGCTTGATGGAAACTCGAAATGGTACACGCACACTAAAACGGATGTAAAGAACCTCCGCAGCGGTGGGGCAGTGATGTTTAGAGGTATCAAGACATCAAGCGGAAACCAGACTGCAAAGCTGAAATCTATCCATGGCGTTACGACCTTTGTAGTAGACGAGGCAGAGGAGTGGGTATCAGAGAGGGAGTTTGAAACAATCATGCTCTCTATCCGTCAAAAAGGAATACAGAACCGAATCATTATCGTTATGAACCCTACGGACAATAACCATTGGGTTTATAAGCGGTTTATAGAGAATACCCATAAGGAGGTGATGTATGATGGTGTTCCTGTTCAGATAAGTACCCACCCGAATGTATTGCATATTCATACAACCTACTTGGATAACTTAGAGAACCTTTCCCCCGAGTTCATCAAGGAGGTTGAGGATATGAAAGCTAACAATCCCGAGAAGTACGCTCATACCGTCATGGGTAGATGGGCAGATGTTGCGGAAGGTGCAGTATTTAAGCATATCGGCATTGTTAAGGAGTTCCCTAAATGGTGCAAGAAGGTTGCTATTGGTGATGACTTTGGATTTACCCATGACCCAAGCGCAGGAATACTATGCGGTATCATTGATAATGACTTATACCTTGATGAGCTTTTCTATCGCACGGGTATGTTGTCATCTGATATTGTAAAGGAACTCAAACGCTTTGGCAGCTTAAAGGTGTTCTCTGAGAGCGCAGACCCCCGACTGATACAAGAGATACATAATGCAGGTATAAAGATTTACCCCGTAGATAAGAGTGGCAACTCTATCATAGCAGGAATAGATAAGATGCTATCCTTTGACCATATC